TAGTTGGATATTTCTGTCAGGAAGTTGACACATCTTGGATGAACAATGATTTCAAGATCTTGGATCCATTGTATTCCATTGTTGATGCTGTCTTTTCCTTTCTTTGCCCCCTTGATTCTTAGTCCAAGGGATTTCAATTCATCAATGGACTTTGGTTCAGCGGAATCACCTGTGAATTTCTCTTTTCCATATCCCATTGATGACAGTTCTTCATATATTTTCTTGTTGGACAAACCTGTTTTATAAAGTTCATCCCACACATACAGTTTCTTATTTTCCAAATCAAGAAACATGATTGGTGATGCTGAAGGGTCATTTGTATAACCAAAGTCAAGTCCACATCTTGTTTTGCAATTCCTTACATCATCAAGTGTGAATACTTGTTCTTTCCAATTCTCATACACAAGACCATCAACAATTCCCCAGCCACCAAGACCTGCAACTGCATATCTTCTTGGATTGTTCTTTTTCATCCTTTCAAACACCTGCAAGTCTGCTTTGTCCAACCATTCATTGCATAAATAGTTGGTAGTCAATGCAAGTGTATCAGGGTCAGGATTGTCAAAGAATCGTTTCTTCAGCCAATGATGTTCGTTCCAAGGGTTGAATGTCAGTGTTATCTGCTTCCATAGTCCCTCGGGACATTCACCTCTGATTGATTCATCCAACATATCAAAATCAGCTTCAGACATTATTTCATATGCTTCTTCAATCCACATCCAACACAGACAGCCTTTATCAACTGCAATGGATGTGACTTTCAATGGATCATCAAGCCCCCTAAAATATATCTTCTGATTTGTTGGGAGATAGGTTGCTTCTAAAGGTGACAGTGTGAACTGCCATAAATGATCAACACCAAATCTGTGACATGCCCACTTCAAATCAGCATAACAAGAATCTTTCAATGTTCTGAATGTCTTTCTGATGACCAACAGATTTGAATCAGGATATTTCATCATGTTGTAAATATACCAAAGTGCTGTTGTCTTGGATTTCTTGGAAGCACGACTTCCTTTCACAGCTCTGTATCTTCCTTTGAAATTCCAAAACTTTTTATATCCTTTTCCAACGATATCAGGCAGGTAATAATATTTCTTATTCAAATTTATTACCTTCCCTTAACCTGAAACATTCATGTTCCTTGCATTTATGTACATCCATCAATCCCTGTGTCAATACACCATGATAATGTGTGCAGTAAGCAACAGGATGATTGCTGAAGTTCCCATCAATGCACCAATAAGAATTCTTAGTCTTTGGGACTTGATTCTTCTGTCTTTGTCTTCTTCTTCTTGCCTGTGCTTTTCGGTTTCCCTTTCCTTTTCCATTATTCCTGTGTTTATTCTTCAAGGTCATCTTCACCCCCAAACACAGGAAGGACAACATTCACTGTTGCTGTGTTATCTAATGCCCCCTGCATTCTTGCAAGAAGCTGAATTGCTTTGATTCTGTCCTGATTGGATGCTGTTTTTGTCTTGGTGACTGCTTCAGAAATACCATCACCACATCCTTCAACAACAATCACTTCTTCTTCAGATTCTTTTAGAATGATTGATGTCAGGACTTCCTGCATCTGAATAGCATCAAGAATCTTATCATTCTTGACTTCTGTCTGAAGTTCTTTGATTCTCTTTTTTACTTTATCCAACATCAGCAATCTTGCACCCTGTGTTTTGGCATTCTTATCAGAATACCCTGCTTTGATAGCAGACTGTGTTGCATTTCCTGATGCAATGAATTCTTGACAAAATCTTTCCTGTCTTGCTGTCATCCCATGTCCTGACACCCCCTTCCTTTCTTTGTTATTTGCTAACGCAAAAAGACACCTGCCCTTTTCATGCTGGTGTCTTTCATTTGTCTCTTTTTTATATAGTATTCTACTATATAATAATAGCATAAATTCAGTTTACACGCAATGGCTTATGCTGAATTTATTCTGTGTTTTACTCTACACAGTGCAGATTTTTTAATATTCATGATATGACTGCACTGCCTGATTGAATATGCTTGGAAATAATACAAATTGATGAATTCTTTCTGTCTGTCTGTGTAATAAGAAAGGTTGACATTTGCACACATTAATTTATGTGCTTTCTTCATGTGTTCAAGGTTTTCCTTATCTTGGATCAACCTGATGACCGACTTTTCAAATGAATCACCTGATGAACTTGTCTGAACACATTCTTTGTCATATCTGATTGCACCAACTGTTCCAAATGAATCAATTTTCATCTGCAATTCATCAATGTCCTGCTTCAATTCTCTGATATCATCAAGAATCAATTTTTCATCACCGCCTGCCTTTTGTGTTCTTGGTGTTCTTGCTAAAACTCTACTACTATATATATTTATATTTATTTTTTTTTCACCTAAAATCACATAAATACATAGTAAATATTGATAAAATTACTATTTTTATTTAAAAATGAAAAGTACCAAGAACACCAAGAACACCAAGAACAAAAGTCTTGAAACCCTTATAAATAAAGGCTTTTTACTGTTCTTGCTAGTGTTCTTTGTTGTTCTTGCACACCCTTCAACCACTGCTGTGAGCTGTTCTTGGTGGTGTCAAAATTCATAGCACCAAGAACAACCAAGAACAGTTATTTCATCAATTCCTTCATGTAAGGAAGACTACTAAGAACATCAACAAGCTGATGCCATTCATCCAACTTATGATGTGACCTTTGTTCAATGATTCTTGCAATCACTTCATAGTTCATCATGACTGTTCGTTTCTGATTGTATGATGATGGAAGAAGCTGAATCATCTGCCACCAGTCTCGTTTGTCTTTCGTTTCTAAGTATCTAAATCTCCAGAAGTTAAGTGTATCAATTTGTTCTTTTAACATCTCCGTTGGACAGTGTGGAGATAATGTATCTGTGTATAAATGTTCATGGCTAAAGTCATCCAGCATGAATGCTTTTGCATGGATCCTATGCATGGTAGAACAACTATTTGCAACAGTTCCAATCTTGTATGTGTCAAATTCTTTCCACCAATATAACGGTGCTTCAATATCCATCCATACCTGAATCATTCTGTCATATTTTCTGTGTTCTGTTCCTGCTTTGTACAAGCGTTTCATCAAATTGAGGTCATTATCACCAATATAATAGTTAGAACATTGAAGGTAATTGTATTTACAGAAATCACAATCTTCTCCATAGATTTTACAATTAAAACTGTCCGACTTATCCCAACTGTTCATTGGATTTCTCATCCCATGAATAGCAGGTTGAAAACCTTGTATATCTAAAATTTCACATTTTAACATGTTATTCTCCTAACTAAAAAGTATTAAAAAACTTAATAAAATCATACAAAATAAAGATATTTCATCACTTTTCTTTTCTAAATCACCATAAATCCCCCAAATAATGAAGATAAATGCTAATTTTAAGAGCATTAAATGTCACCTTCTTTTCTGTGAAGTGACCTGTCAGCACTAAACCCTTCAGGATATCTTGCTTTCAGCTTATCAATGTTTGTCTGCATCACATCATCCATATCAAGGTCAAGTGCTTCACATGCTTCAGCAATCATCCAAAGACAGTCACCAAGTTCTTTCTTGATATGATCTTTGTCAAATCCATGTCCCTGATATACCTTCTGAAGGATTCCTGCAACTTCACCTGCTTCTGAAGTAAGTCCAAACACTGCATGATGCAATCTTCCTTTATTGTTGTCATATGGAATACTGCATGTTCTCATTGCTAATTTCTGATATTCTTTTCCGTTCATAATTACATTGATTTCCTTTCTTTAATTTCTGCCATTTTGGCACTGTTCAATCTTGTATCACCATGTACCCTGCTATATGATAAATAACCATTCATTCTGTCAATCTTTGTCAGGTTCGTTGAACCACACACAGGACACACATCCATTTCAAGTTCCTGATGTCCACAGTCATCACAATATGCAAGTGATAAGTTCACACCTTCATAGAAGCCTTTATCCATTGCCCTTCTGACTAATGTCCTGATCGCATCTTTGTTGTAGCTGATTGGATATCTAACATATTGGATTTTCCCACCATTGCATAAATCCCAAAATCTACCTTCTAAATCCTGCTTCTGAATTGGTGTAATATTTTCAGTCACATGACAATGGAAACTGTTTGAAACATAAGGTCTGTCAGATACATTTTCAATCACACCATACATTTTTCTGAACTGTTCAATCTGAAGACCACAAAGTGATTCAGCAGGTGTTCCATAGATCGCATACAACCAACCATCTTCTTCCTTGAATTCATTCACCTTGTCATTGATATACTTCAGAACATCCAATGCAAACTGTCCATCTTCCACAAGGGATTTCCCATTGTAAAGTTCCTGAAGTTCATTCAATGCTGTAATTCCAAAAGATGCTGTCATTGGTTTCAGCAATGGTTTGATTTTGTCTGAAGGTTTCAGATGCCCACCATAGAAACCACCTTCACAGTATTGGATAGGATTGGTTGATGCTTTCATTTCACCAAGATAGTCATAGGTTCTTTGATGGATTTTCCTAATCATATTCAGGTAATAATCAAGGACTTCATAGAAGTCTTTATTTTCCTGTCTTGACTTTGCAAGAATCATTGGAAGATGAAGACTGACTGCACCAATATTGAATCTTCCAACAAACACAGGTTTGTCTGATTCATCAGCAGGTTGCATTCCACCTTTTTCATACCAAGGTGATAAGAATGCTCTACATCCCATAGGGGAAACAACCCTTCCATATTTTTTATACATGGAAGCAACATATCCTTCACCTGTCAGTGATAACCAATCAGGGTACATTGTTTTGGAACTGCATTCAATCCCTGCTTCAAAGACATCTTCATTGATGCATCCTTCACCATGCAGATTTTCATCATACAAAAATACCAACTTAGGAAACAACACAGGCTTTTTGTTTCCTTCCTTGCCCTGTCCCTTTGCATGAACTTCAAGGAATGTGATTGATGCCATCTTTCCAAATTCGTCTGTTGCAAGACCAAACGTCATTGTGACAAATGGATAATCACCTCTGCTTGAACCAACTGTGTTCAGCTTCATTTCTATTCCTTGAAACCCCTGTTCAAAGTCTCTTTTAACTTTGCTTCTTGCCCAACATTCTGCATTTTTATGATCACCTACAGTGATGTTCAGATATTCATTAATATATTTCTTGAATGACTTTTCAGCATAAGGTGCAAGAATCTTGTCTACTTCAGGAACTGTGAATCCACCATATTGTTGTGATGCTGTTGAAAGGATGATGTCACCCATAACATCAAATGCTGTATCAAGTGTTTTGGGTTCGTTATACCAAACGTTACCCATCTCAAAACCACCTGACATAATTGAAGCCACATCACACAGACAACAGTTCATTGTGTCCAATCTTGCTGATTGGTCATGCACATAGATATAACCATCCTTACACGCTTGAAGTTCTTCCTGTGTCATAAAAAACTTTCTATACAGTCTTTTATTTAGTTCATTGAATATTAAGCATCTTTTAGTTGCTACCAATGTGCTGTCAGTGTTTGCATTCTCTTTATCACCAATGAATCTGATGGACTGTGATTTTTGATATACCTTGTCCATCATGTGAACAAAGTCTTTTTTGTAATTTCTATAATCTTTATAAGATTTTGCAATTCTTGGATCAAACTGTTCCAATGATTCTTCCACAACATTGTGCATGTCTGCAATTGGAATCAGTTCTGTGTTCAGCAATGACAGTTTTAATTCAACAATGTCTTTTAGTCTGTCAAATGCTTCATCATCAAGGTCAATCATGACTCTTTTTGCAGATTTTGTGACTGCATTTTTAATCTTTATAAAATTGTAGTCTTCAAGTGTTCCATCTTTCTTAATTACTTTCATGTAAAATCACCTTCTTTTCTTTTAATGATTCCTGAACATCAATTACCATTTGATTGATAGAACCTGCCCAAGGATAATTGACATCCTTCAATTCTTCAATGAATTTTCCATCTACTAAAATATCAATATATTTCATCAATGGTTCGTTTTTTATATCTTCCCAATCATAGCCTGTATAAATCCAGATGGTCTTAGTTGGAAAC